TTGTTCAGTATTTTATTTTTAAGTTGTGGTGTACTCTGTATCATGTCATCTAGCCTTGTACTAGAAAAGTCTTCTGCTAAATCTTTGGTCGGCAAAAGATACATGATAGGAGCGGGGTCATAGTCAGCATAATAGCCAAAAACATTCAATAAAATTTCAGTCTTAGATAACTGAGCTCCATACATCATCACAATCTTAGATGTTTTTTTATCCGATATTGCTTTCATAACTTCTCTTTGAAAGGGCACTCTATCAGTTTTCCATCTCCCTGGTTCAGCTGATGTTTTAGAACTTAAAATTCTATATGAATCAGCCCAAGTATCTATAGTCAACTTTGGTGGAGGCTTCAATGTTTGGAATATGTCAGCAAATAGATTAATTGTTTTTCTTAGACTTGGATTTTCTATTGGATCCTTTTCCTTTGCTTTTTTCATCTTCCACCTCTTCTTCATCTTCCATGATTATGTTTTTATTTTTAAACAATTCTGGACTATATTCACTTAATTCCAGCAAAACATCTTCTATAGAACTCAAAACTATATCCTGAATATCTCCAAGATTATCGCAACCCACAACCAAAGGAGCGATTTTATTAGGTACAGCTAACAATTTCCCTTTTAAATTTGTGAGCATAACTGTCATAACTTTTCTAACTATGTCAGCTGAGTGCAGTTCGTTTTTCAATTCTGATATTTTTATACTTTTTAGCTCTATATCTTTCTCAATTTTTTCAGTTTCTTTTTTAAGTTTTGTGTCTTTCAAATCTACATCAGCAGAGTTTTGTTCTTTAATAAACTCAATAAAACCTTTTACACTCTCTACGAGTAAATATTTACCTCTGTTTCCACTTTTTTTCACAATGCCATCTTGAGCTAACATTCTGATATATCTATCAGTCACCCCAAACATCTCCGCAAGTTCAGGGCTACTAACTATTTTTTCTTCTATGTTCATTTTTCACTCCTTAGGAACGGAAATCGTTAAAATTTTGACCAATATTCAGGTGGAGCTCGGGATTCGCGAGACCCGCTTGACTTTTTTATTTTCTGAAAGAACCTATTTCACTAATTGCTGCTTGTTATAATCTTTCGATATGTTCCACTTTAGAACTTTTTAGATTTTTAAGTTTTTATTTTGGCGGAGAGTATAGGACTCGAACCTATAAGTCCATCAGGACAACAGCTTAGCAGACTGCTCATTTACCAATTAATGTAACTCTCCAGTCGAAGGTAGCAATAACTACCTTTGTGCACTTTGACTCGCATTTTTGTTTATAGCCGATATAATGCTGAAAGTGGGCTAATCAATAAAAAAACTCCCACAGGCAACGTATTGCACACATTTAAGTGTAATGGGAGTATTGATGTTGGTATCCTGCGCATATTGGATTCTCACCAATGAAAGACATTCGCCGTCTAACCAACGTATTAGGTCGATGCGCCATATTTGGCAGAGGCTTTTTTAGAGTAGAGCCTCAATAACTACAATACATACACTAAAAATTAAGGAGGATTCTATGAATCCGTTAATTTCAATTTCTACATGCTAACATACTAACACATTTTTTTTTACCTGACAATAACCCTATTTTTACCCTGTTTTTACCCTGTTTTTACCTTTGACTAAAATTCAATTAATCTTTGAGTTTTAAAATGTATCTCCAAAGCCCCTAGAATTCTATTTCTCATGCTATAAGTACTCTTTAGTGAAATATTAAGTGCATCGGCTATTTCTTCATAAGTCTTTTTATCAAAATATTTCATCTGAATGAATGCATAATCTTTGTTATCTTTAACCATGTTCAAGCACTCATCTATCCTGAATATCATTTCTGAATATCGACTTATGTTGTTGTATATTCTTTGCTTCAACTCTTCTAATTGCTCGTACTCGCTTTTTATCTCATACCCATTACCACCTTGCCCTCCAACCCCACAGCATTTTTTAAGTTGTGGATTGGCTAGACGTTCACCCTCGTCTTTTATTCTTTTCTTGTACTTCGTGTAGTTGATTAAGATATCTTCGATTTTTCTAAAGATAATCTTTTGCTCCTGTGTCGCCAATCTGTATCCCTCCTTTATTTCAACTTTAAAAGTCCACTTACTCCAAAACTAGTATACTTATTAGCCAAGTCGATAGTTTTTTCTAACAATTCAAAATCATTTTCAAACTTCTTTCTAACTTTTATAAAATTATCTATAATTTTATCTTGTCTTTCTACAAGCGGTAGAGTTATTGGAATATGCTCAAAGTCTAACCTTGATAGTCTCTTAACTTTTTCTCCAACTGCTTTGTCGTAAATATATTGCCTTACAATATCTTTGTAATTTAAGTAAAATGTCATGTATTTTAGGTTTACTGCATCTTCAAATTTTTCTTTTAAAGTTAAAATAGCTACATTCCCATTTATTGCTGCTGGGGTATCATTTTCATATAAAACACATCTTCCAATATCTTCATAATCAAAATCTTCTAAATTTACCAATATTTGACCTTTGCTAATTTTGTCGGCTCTCTCATAAGCCTCAGTATTGATTTTTGATATTTCTTCTACAAAACAATCATATTTTCTAGATATTTCTCCATAAAAAATAGCAGGTTCTCCATTTTCTGTTATATCTTTTTTTGTAAAAATATCCTTTTTAGACATAAATTTTATATTGAAAATATCTAAAATTACTACCGTTGTGCATCCGAAAACAAAGTTAGCAATTTTGATTGTTTCTCTAATAAAGTCATCTCGTTTTTGCATCTTTTCTTACTCCTAAATTTATTTTCGTATTTTTCTACTATAGCTTTTAGCCTTCTAATATTTCCCATAAAGTCTATATTTGCATCACACTCTTTGATTAAGAACAAATCTAGCTCTAAATTCCTTTCTACTCTACCTATCCATAAGTCTGATATTTGTCTATTTAGTGCATTTATATCAACTTCTTCTACTTCTTTTTCTTCTCTTATTTGTTCCCAACGATACTCACTCGCATCTAGTTTCAAACTATCTGAAACTATTATCTTTTCTAATTTACAATCATAAAGTTCTCTGTAAACTGCTTCAGTTGTCTTGTTTTTGTCGACAACTAAAAATAGAACATCTATAGAAGTATCTGTAAATGCATTGCTTATAACATTTAGTTCAGCTAGTCTATTTCCAATTAATTCTCTAAACTTTTCTTCTGTTTTTCTGTAACCAACCCCTGGGAAAAGTATATAGAAGGCATATCTCTTCGTATATTCAAGAGATTTTAAAACAAATATATCATCTACAACTCCTGACTTTTTCCAGCTAAATTGCTTTTGTATGTTCTTCTGTTCCTGCTCTGTTAAATCTTTGAATTTTAGAGAAAATGGAGGATTCATAATCACACAATCTACTTCAAAATTTTCTTTTTTGTATTCAAAAAAACTTTTAACTTCTAATTCTGTATTTTGAAAGTTTTGTCTAGCTGAATCAATCGAATTTTCCTGCACATCTACCCCATAAAGAATAGCTGGATTAACGAATTGTTCTAACTGTCCACTTCCAACTGCTCCATCAAAAACAGTTGGATTTTCTAAGTTGACATATTGCTTAACCTTTTTAGCTACGTATTTTCTTAGTTCCGTCCCTGTTATGTACTCTGCTAGTTTCTTAGAGACTTCTCTATTGTTATGCTCTTTAAAGCTCATATATTAACTCACCTCTTTAGCTGTTTTTATGGACTAACTCAAATTTTTGAATTCCCCATTCCAAAACTTCTAAATCTATTCCTTTTTCTTTGTATATTGCTTTTGTACTTCTTATAAACTCTAACTGTGCTTCTTCTAGTTCAGCATCTGTTAGTTCCTTTTTTCTAAAAATAGATTTTTTAATAGTTCTCTCAGTTGATCCTTCTTTTATTTTTACGTCTATTTGATATCTGTATATCATACTTAATCCCACTCCTTTTATATTTCTACATAATAATCTACATCAAAATCAACATCAAATTCTTCTGCTATTATTCTTTTTACCCACTCTAATGCTTTTATCTTAGCTTTAGCATCATAATATTGATTAGTGGCTATTTCTAAATTATCTATTCTTTTT